TTTGAGGCCAAGATAAAAGAATTATAATGAAAAAAGTAGTAAATAAAGGAATTAGAAGTAAAATCCACTGGTTTATTTACGCATATGAAACTCTTAATGAAAAGGAGATAGCAAGCAACTTACCTAATGTTGATTTAAAAGACATTAGGGAGGTTTTGCTTAATGATTTTGCAGGGTAGACGAGTAAAATAAGAACGCTTAAATGAAGATTGATGTAGAAGAAGTGATAAAGAGCGAATTATCAATGGAAGATGTGCTAGTATTAGCAACAATAGAGTATGGGAAGAGAGGAAAGTATTTTCCTTATTCTAGTGTAAGACAAGAGGAGTACATTTCCTTGTATAGAAGAGGAGTTCTAAATTCAAATGCAGAAGGTTACTCAATATCTGTAACAGGCTATGAAGAATTTAGAAAAGTTATTGGAGAAAAGATTGTAAAAGCAAAGAAAGTTGAAGAAGTTTCAGATTTTGAAGAGTTTTGGAGTACATATCCCGTAACAGACAAACACGGTGCTTGGTTAAGAACTAGAGGACTAAAGAGTAATAGAGAAAAATGTAAGTCTCTATACAAACAAGCAATAAAGAATGGTTATAATCATGAGTATATAATGAAGGCATTAAAATGGGAAGTGAAAGACAGAAAAGAGAAGTCAACTACCAAAAATGCTATGTCATATATGAAGAATTCAGCCTCTTGGCTATTCCAAAGAGAGTATGAAACTAACCACGGGATTATGAAAGACACTGATAGTGATTTTGATAGTGATGACAATTGGACAGAAGCTACGGTATGATATATTATTTAGATAACGGTGACAAGTTTTTATTTTATTATACTAATTATGAAGTAATTTTTGTACCATTTTGCGCAGTAACTGGTAAGATTGTAAAAACGTCTTTAACATGGGAACATTCACTTTTTCCTGCAATAAGAAGTCATTGCAAAGGAATAGAAAGGTATTTAAAATCGGAAACAGATGGAGATAGTGTTATAGGAAAACAACTATTAGAACAAATGTTAAAAATAAAGATTCATGGAGAAATCATTGGACACGGAGAATCAGAACAAGGAGATCCAAGATAGTCTAGATCCTTTATATGATAGAGTAGTAAGTAATATAAAAAGAAGAAAAGACAGGATAAAAGATGGGTTAGTGAATTCATTGCCATGGCCATTTAGAAGGTTTTCAGAGCATGTTGTAGGTTTAGAGAAAGGTAAAATATATCAAGTAACTGCAGGACCAAAGACAGGTAAGAGTAAATATACAAACTATGCTTTTATATATAGTCAATATGACTTTATTCAAGCTAACAACCTTACTCTAAAATTTAGAGTAAAGTATTTTTGTTTAGAGGAAAGTAAAGAAAGCTTAGTAACTCAATTTATGAGTTATGCTTTGTTCACGAAATCTAAAGGACAGTTAAATGTATCGCCTGAAGAGCTTATGAGTACCAAGGAAGAACTGCCTTGTGAAGTATTAGAAGAATTAGATAAACATAGAGATTATATAAACGGATTTTTAGAATGCGTAGAATACATAGAAGATATCGCCCATCCTTTCGGAATCTATAAAAGATTATTGGATTACGCAGAGATTAATGGTACACAAAAGAAGAAAACAGTAGACTATGGTGCAGGGCCCAAGGAAGTAGATGATATCTATATCCCTAACGACCCTGAGGAACTAGTGCTAACTGTTGTAGACCATGTATCTTTGTTACAGCCTAAGAAAGGAGCTCAAATATCCGACGCTATAACAGAGATGTCGGGGTATTTGATTAAGCTTAGAAATAAGTATGGGTATAGTAGTGTGATTGTGCAGCAACAAGCTTTAGCACAGTCAAGTATGGAAGGTATTAAATTTAACCAAGGTGAACCTACTGTTGCTAATTTAGGAGACAGTAAATTAACCTCTCGTGCAGTGGATATTTCATTTGCACTATATAGTCCATTCGTAAATAAGATACCAGAGTACGAAGGCTATGATGTTAGATTTTATAAAGATAATATACGGTTTGTAACTGTATTACTATCTAGACACGGTGGAGCAGGGACTAAGTCCCCTCTCTATTTCAACGGAGCTGTTAACTTCTTTTCGGAATTACCGAAAGCAGATACACCCGCAGAGAATTCATTAAAAAAGAAGATAAGGGCAATAAGAAATGTATAAAACTAAAGAGGAAGATACTAATGCTTTTAAATACACTGTAGCTAGTGATAAAAAGCTTAAGATACAAATTTATTCCACCGATGATCAGAGATCCTGTGTAATACATTTATACAATAATTGTATGACTGTTACTGGTTGGCTAGGCCGAGACGAACAAGGTGCTTTTAAAATAAGCATATATTCATCTCGTACTGGTAAGTATTTACCTAATTATGGTAGTCACACAAAGTTAGGTGGAGGATCTATTGCTAAAAATGAAGCTATGCGGAAGATCCTTTTGAAAAGGCACGAACAATTAAACCCTTGGACACGTTTATCACGTGAACAAGTAGGAAAAACTGTAAATGAACTAGAAGCCTACTTGTTAGGTGATATGATTATAAAACAACAGAACATTTATTTCAAACTACAAAAAATAATAGACGCATGTCAGAGAACAAAGTAAACAAAGTAAATATTAGAAAAAATCCTATTTGGATTAAGACGAATTTCGTAGGTAAATTCAATGGTATCAAGTTCAGGTTCAATTATAATGAATTTACACATGAAGATACTGAAGATGTTATCAAGACATTTGGATTTACTTGGCCTGGGCGCATCCCAGAAGATAAAGAATTTGCAGAACGCGGTATCAAGGAGTTGTTCAATACACTAAGGAGCTCGAAAGAATCCACCATAGATATGGAGGTTCTAAAGAATGCAGACGTGTCTTTTAGTGGTACACTAGATGACTCTGAAGAATTAGACGCATTAGATACGCAAATTAAGGAAGAATTAAATACTATAGATAACGATGAGGCTTTACAAGAAAGATTCAAAGGGGAAGATTAGGCTTCTAGAGGTAACAACAACAGACGCAATTCTTATACAAGAGTCCGGGTTAGTTGATGGGAAAAAGGTTAAGCATGAAAAAGTATGCAAACCAAAGAACATCGGCAAAACTAATGCAACAACAGGTGCAGAACAGGCCGAATTGGAAAAAAGAGCGTTGATGTTTAAAAAGCTCAAAGAAGGTTATTTCCTTACGAGGAAAGAAAGTGAAGACTCTAATGTTGTTTTACCAATGTTAGCAAAAAGTATAGAAAAGGAAGAGCATAAAATTGTTTACCCTTGTTTTATACAACCAAAGTTAGACGGTATGAGATGTTTAGGAAAGTCAGATAAAATGATATCCCGCAAAAATACCCCAATAACTACTATGGAACACATTGCTGATCAATTGGAATGGCTGGATGGCGACTATATTGATGGAGAATTATATGCTCACGGATTAACCTTCCAAGAGAATATGAAACTTATTAAGAAATATAGAAGAGGAGAGTCTGAAAAAGTAAAATTTCATGTGTATGATTTAATATCTAAAGAACCTTTTAGTATAAGATACCACAATTTAATGAGAAAAGTACAATACTTGGATCATGTTGAGTTAGTTCCAACCTATACAATTAAGGATAGAGCGGAACTAGACGCGTATTATGCTAAATTTATGCAGGAAGGTTATGAAGGAGCAATTGTAAGATGGGGAAAAGATGGTTATAAAGTGAATGGACGAAGTTCAAATCTTTTAAAAGTCAAAGTATTCAAAGATGTTGCGCTAGAGATAATTGATGTTGTAGAAAGCGACAGAGTGCCTGGACAAGGCATAGTAGTAATAGAATATAATGGGCATGAGAGTAAGACAGGTTCTAAGCTATCTCATACAGAAAGAGCGGAAATGCTTACTAATAAAGCTGATTATATTGGAAAAACAGCTGAAATACGTTATTTTGAAGAAACCGATAAAGGTGCTTTAAGATTTCCTGTATTTCACGGAATAAGACTGGACAAATAAAACTAAAAGAATGAGTTTATTACCACTAAAAGAAACACCGGCAACAGCCGTAAACCCTAAGACTTTAGTAGTGTTTGGTCACACTAAACAGGGAAAGACTACAGCAGTAGCACACCTAAAAGATAATTTGATAATTGATTTAGAAAGTGGTACTAGGTACTACAGGTGTATTAAAATTGATGTACCTGATGCAGCAGAGGCTGCTGAAAGTACCAGTTGGGATGTACTTAAAAACATTATCAAAGAATTAAAAGCGTATAAAGTAGAGAATAAGAAGAATTTGTATAAATATATTACTGTTGATACCGTAGGAGTATTGGAGGATATAATTATGCCTTATGCTATACAATTACATAAAATGGCACCACAGAATAAGAACTATAATGGGAAAGACCTTAAGACCGTCGCTAATGGCGCGGGATGGTTACCTATTCGTGAGGCCTTCTTTAATGTAATTGCAATGCTAAACTTATATTGCGATACAGTTATACTAGTTGCACATACTAAATCTAAGACTATAACCAGGCAGGGAAGCGAATTAGCTGCTACGGATATAGATGTTAGTGGCAAGATGAGTCAAATGCTAGCGGCGAATTCAGATGCAATCGCTCTTTGTTATAGAAAAGATAATAAAACAATATTCAGTTTTAAATCGTCTGAACTTATAGCATCAGGAGCGCGTATAGAACATTTACGTGAGCAGGATATTACAATTTGCGAGTCCGATAGTGATGGAAAAATGACATTCCATTGGGACAAAATATTTAAATAATTAAAATACAGAAAAGAAGATGAGTTTCGAATTTACACAAGACGATTTAACGAAAGCGGAAGAAAGAAAAGTATTTAACAAAGGAGTAGCGGGAAGAGCTAAGAACGTAAAAGTTACTATGGCTGATGAACGAACTACTAAGACAAACGATAGAGCACCTGACTTTAAAGTTTATTTCGAAGACCCAGATGGTAATAAAGCTAATAGAGCTTGTTTCAGCATCAAAGCAGAGGATTATCCTAATGCTTGGGGAATGACTTTCAAGGACGCCATGAAGAAAGAGTGGAGTTTCTTGAATAAAATAGTAGAACATACAGGAGGTACTCCTATCATGTCGTTTAAAGACGATACTGATTTGTATGTTAAAGTTAAAGACGCTATAGGCGATGGGCTTATTAATGTCTTTGCTAATTATGGATCTCCAAGATCTCCGAAAGAGAGAATTGAGATCAGAAAATGGTTACCTGCTGTAGAGCCGGCTAGTACTGCTGACGCGGACACTAAGCTTAAGCCTACAAGTGCTGACCAAATGAAGGAAATAGTACAGGATGTACCTTCTGCTGAAGAGGCAGAGGACACAATGTTTGATATGTAAGATATGTTTGAGTTTAAGCCAGAAGATTTGCTGCCTTATGCTTCACCAGAAGACATACATAAGCATTGTAATCATTATGACTTATTCAGACATTACATAGGAGAATTTACAATTGGAAGAGCTCAACTATCTCCGCTGAGAAGCGAGAATAAGGCCTCATTCGCAATTTATGTGAAGAACAATACTGTATTATTTAACGATTTTGCAGGAATTGGTGGGGATATAATTAAGTTTGTACAATTAAAGTTTGGTCTCTCTTATAGAGGGGCCATTAACAAAATAGTCCATGATTCTGGCTTGACAAATATGTTCAAGTCAGACATGGAATATGCTGTTAAACCTATTATTGCATACAATAAAAAGATTGAATATGTCAAGCCTACAATTAATGTAAAAAGACGTAAATGGGCAAAATGCGATGTTGACTTTTGGAGTAGCTTTGGTATAACCAAAGAGACTTTATTAAAATACAGAGTATCGCCAATAAGTCACATATTCTTTAACTCTAAGATAGTTACCGCAGAAAGATTTGCGTATTGTTTTAGAGAAGTAAAGGATAATATATCTACTTTTACTATTTATCAACCATTCAGTAAAAGTAATAAATGGTTTAAATCACATGATGCTAGTGTATTCTATGGTTGGTCTCAGCTTCCTGATAAAGAGGAATGCCTGATAATAACCAAGTCTATGAAAGATGTAATGACTATAGACAGTATAACTGGAATACCTGCAGTAGCCCTGCAGAGTGAAAAAACTAAACCAAAGGAACACATTTTACAACAACTACGAGATAGATTTACTAATATCTATCTATTATACGACAATGATTATGAAAATAAGGACTTAGATAAGCCTAATTATGGTAGAGAGTTTGGAAAGAGCATTTGTACCGAGTTTAATATTACACAAATAGAGATACCGGACCGCTTAGCTGTTAAATACAAAGCAAAAGACTTGAGCGATTTAGCAAAAGGAGGTGGAAGAGATTACATTTGTAATATATTAGAAGAGCCACATAAATTTATAATATGAAATTAATAGCAACACTTACTTTGCCTTTATTTGTTCATACTACTAAAAGTAAAACAAAGAAAGGGAAAGCCATATTCAATTTAAACAATTATAGGAACTGGTTTTCTATGAAGAGTAATGCTGCGAAGCATGCTATGTTTGATTGTATAAAGAAAATGAAGATACCTAAAGGAGGTGTAGGGCCTTATAGATTAGAGTATACTTATTACCACGGTAACCAAAGGAAACTTGATGTCTCTAACCCAACTTCTATAATAGATAAATTTACATGTGATGCATTAACTACTCTTGGGTTTTGGCCTGATGATAATATAGATTATGTGACAGAAGTAGAATACAAATGGGGCGGAGTAGACCCTAATAAAGTAGGGTATTGTATTCTTGAAATATACGAGATATAATACAATAAACAAACATACATGAAGAAGAATTTAGTAGGACTAATAGATGCAGATTTCATAAAGTACTTAGTTGCTTATGATATAGAGAGAATGTTTAAAGGAGGATTAAGCCTCGAAGCAATAATACCATATAATACTATTTGTGACTTAACCGAGAAGAGAATTAAAGCAATTAAGAAAGAGACAGAGAAATTCTCAAAAGACTATTTATTCTTATTTTCAGGAAAAACAAGTGACAATTTTAGAAGTTTGGTAGCCAGTGTAAAGAAATACAAAGGCAATAGGAAATATACACCTAAATTCCCTAAAGAAGGAGAATACAAATGTATGGTAGAAAGGTATATTGAAGAGAATTATAATTACCACAAGGAAAAAGATTTAGAAGCAGATGACCTATGTATAATGGGCCATAGCGATGGTACTTATATATACTCTAAAGATAAAGACTTAGCAATGAGTCCCGGTGTTCATTATAACACTTATACCAAGAAATGGATCAATACTACTGCGGAGGAAGGATTCACAATATTAATGACTCAAGTACTATCGGGAGATAGCGTTGATCATATCGCAGGAGCAGAAAAGATTGGAAAAGTAAATGCAAAGAGAATTGTAGCGGAAGGAAAGACTAAAAGAGATGTCATCAGCAAAGTTATATCCACATTTACAGAAAAACACGGAGAAAAAGACGGTCTAGATAGATTTGTAGAAATGTACACCCTTATTAATTTAAAAACAGATAGAGGGGATTGGACAAAAGAAAAATATTCAGACTTTTTTGATAAACTTAAAGCCCTTAAGAACGGCAATAATGACGAATTAACTTTATTTTAGAATATGGAGAAGGATAAGAAAATTCTGTCGGATATAATTACTCACATGAAGTATAGTAAGTATCTACCAGAAGAAGAAAGAAGAGAGACTTGGAAAGAGTTAGTTACCAGAAATCAGAATATGCACATTAAGAAATATCCCCAACTAAAGAAGGAGATAAAGAAAGTGTATACTGATTTTGTATTACCTAAGAAGGTGTTGCCCTCAATGAGAAGTCTGCAATTTGCAGGGAAGGCTATAGAAGTGAATAATACAAGAATATTCAATTGCAGTTTTGTACCAATAGACTCAATACATGCTTTTAGTGAAACAATGTTTATGTTGTTATCTGGAACAGGTGTTGGTTATAGTATACAAACCCAAGATATTGATAAATTACCAAATATTGTAACGCCAGTAGGTCACAAACGTCGCTATCTTATTGAAGATAGTATTATGGGATGGGCAGACGCAGTTAAAGCGTTATTAAAGTCTTACACAGGGAAGACAACGTCAAAATTAGAATTCGATTTCTCAGAAATTAGAGAAAAAGGAGCTATTTTGGTAACAGCAGGAGGAAGGGCTCCAGGACCAGCACCTTTAAGAATAGCTCTATCTCAGATAGAAGGTATTCTAGAAAGCAAAAGCACAGGAGAGAGGTTATCTGCATTAGAATGTCATGATATGCTTTGTTATATTGCAAATGCAGTACTTGCAGGAGGGATAAGAAGAAGTGCTATGATATCTTTCTTTGATATCGATGCATCAGATATGTTAGGAGCTAAGGCCGGACAGTGGTGGGAACGTAATCCCCAACGAGGTAGAGCTAATAACAGTGTTGTAATGGATAGAAATGAAGTTACTAAAGAAGTTTTCGACGAATTATGGCAGAAAACAAGGGACTCTAAAGCAGGAGAACCAGGGTTTTACTTTACAAATGACAAAGCATGGGGTTCAAACCCTTGTGTAGAAATAGGACTAAGGCCTAATCAGTTTTGTAATCTAGTAGAAATTAATGGTTTAATCATTAAGACACAGAAAGAGTTTAACTTGGCAGCAAAAGCAGCTTCATTTATAGCTACATTGCAAGCAGGTTATACTGATTTCCATTACTTAAGAGATATTTGGAGAGTAAATACTGAGAAAGATGCTTTAATAGGTGTTTCTATTACAGGAATAGCTAATAAAGACCTTTTACATCTTGATTTTAGAGAATCAGCTTTAAATGTTACAATTGAAAATGATAGAGTAGCAAAGATTATAGGAATAAACACAGCAGCAAGACAGACTGCAGTAAAACCAGCAGGAACAACTAGCTTAGTGTTAGGAACTTCGTCTGGTATACACGCTTATCATAGTGAATATTACACACGTAGAGTACAAATAGACAAGACAGAGGCTTTATATACTTATTTAAGTATAAATAATCCTGAATTGTTAGAAGATTATTGGGAAACTCCTGATAAGACAGCAGTTATTTCTGTACCGCAGAAAGCCCCGGAAGGTGCTATCTTAAGGACAGAGAGTGCTATTAATTTGTTAGAGCGTGTTAAGAAAGTATCTAAAGAATGGGTTAAACCAGGGCATTTCGAAGGGGAGAATTCCCATAATGTATCGTGCACTATCTCGTTAAAAGAAGAGGAGTGGGATATCGTTAGAGATTGGATGTGGGTTAACAAAGAGTATTACAATGGTATATCTGTATTGCCTTTTGATGGTGGTACATACAAACAAGCGCCTTTCGAAGAGATAACAAAGGAGCAGTACTATGAAGGACTTAAGCATTTGAAAGGTATAGATTTAACAAAAGTAATAGAAACTTCAGACAATACTAATTTAAATGGTGAATTAGCTTGTTCCGGAGCTTCTTGTGAAGTAACTTAATCGGATAAAAATGGGAATGTATGGATTAGTATACCCTATAGCTAAGTTAAGTAAGGAAGAAATAGATAATTTATGTGATTTTTTAGCTACGTCAACAAAGAGTATGTTTGTTGCATTTGCAATGTATTTAGAAGAGGAACACCCAGGTATTTGGGAACTGCTTCTAGCAGAAGACCATTCTTTATACCAAAAAAGTGCAACTATAGTGGAGTACTTGAATATGATTGCAAGTAAATCAAAAGAGGATTTATATATGGAAGGCAAATATTATTATTCAGGCTTTACTATGGGTAAATGGTACACAATGGATAGTAGAAGTGAAAAAGCTCTAAATAGCTATAGAAACTCTCCAGAGCTACTTGATATAGAAGGATTTTGCAACGATCATATAATGGATACTAAATTTACAAAAATAAGAGGTAAACATGGCAAAAGAAGGCGTAAAGCCTAGTCATTATAAGAATACTAAAAATAGTGTCGATGTTATCGATTTAGTCAAAATATTTGGACTAAACTTTAACATTGGCAATGTTTTAAAGTATATTATAAGACATGGTAAGAAGGAGAATGCTGTTCTAGACTTAGAAAAAGCTAGAGAGTATTTAGATAGAGAGATAGAATTTTTATTAAAGAAGAAAGATGATTGAGAACGTAGGAGAAGGAATAATAATAATTTTATGTATCGCAATATTAGTGATACTGATTAGAAAAAACAGGCCTTTAAGAAAATTGGAGAATAGTGTAATTAAAAAGAAACTTGAATTAAGTGAAAAGATATTAGACCAACAATTAAATACTCCACCAGCAGGAGTTATGGAATATTTAGAGCAACAACAGCAACAACAACAGGCCGACTCCCTTCAAGCTGAAGGAGGTGAAGGAGGCTCACAACCAATAGGATATGCAAGAAAGCAAAGTTAGGCTTTTGCAGAAAGAATTTATTGGAAGGGGAGAAGTAAAAGGTCTTTCTTAGAGAGTTAAGGAATCTGACTACGTCTATTTGTATAAAGTAGGTAATACAGATCCTAAGAAAGCTTATTATGAAGTGTTTATCAGAAAGATTAACAAGCTTTATAATACAGAAACTTACCCTTCCAGTAAACGCTTTGGCAAAAGTGCGTTTACATACTTAAAAGAAGAACAAGCAATTATAAAATTTAACTTACTACATAAGAGAGAGAAGAAGCGCTTAGCGCGCAATGAAGAGGAGTAGTTCTAAAATAGAATTATGACATATAGAGATTTATCGTCAACAGTGAAGAGTTTCCTGTTTGATAACCCTTTCTTTGGCCACATATTAATGGGGCTTAAGAAAACAATTACAACAAAAGTGCCCACAGCGGCAGTAACTATTGACCCGGAAGCGTTTAATGTTGATCTACTAATAAACCCAGATTACTTTAAGACGCTCTCTCCTGCAGAAAGGCAAGGAATAGTGCATCATGAGACACTTCATGTTGCCTTTGGGCATTTACAAGTGCATTCCACTTATGCTAACGCGGAGACAGCTAATATAGCTATGGACATGGAAATAAATCAGTACATCCCAGAGAATCAGATTAATGAGAAATGGATTATGTATAATAGAGCTCCATTTCTAGATTTGCAACTGCCTCCTAAAAAAGGTTCGAAGTTCTACTACGCTGCCATAGAGGAAGAGAAGAAGAACAACCCTGATTTCAAAGATGCGATGGACGCTATGACCGGAGAAGGTAAAGGAGAGCATGATTGGAACAACTACAAGGACTTAACAACCCAACAAAAGAAACTATTTGATAACCAACAAAAGCATATTCTTAAAGAAGCTTATAAAGAATCTGATTCTAAGACAAGAGGTAATCTACCCGGAGGTCTTAGTAGAGAGATAGAAAAGTTATTTGAGAAGAAACCAGAGGTATTTAACTGGAAAGGTTGGTTTAGAAAGTTTTTAGGAACTGTATTAGATATCACAAGAAAGAAGACTCATAAGAGAGAGTCAAAGCGATTTATAGGACTACCAGGCCTGCGAACTAAAAGAAAGCAGATGATATTTGTATCAGTGGATACAAGTGGTTCTATGGGAAACAAGGAGATCGCAGATGTCTTTGAGCAGATAAACTATATCTATAAAGCGGGAGCTGTAATTGATGTAGTAACTTGGGATACCGTTATACACGATGATTTTAGATATACGGGGAAACCGCCTAAAAACATTCATGGTGGTGGTGGTTCTAATATAGACATGGTAATTAAACGATACAATGAGAAGAGAAGAGACTACACTGCAGCTATCCATTTAACAGATGGTTATATAAGTTGTACAGAGAAGCTCTTAGGTACTCATTTATTTGTTATTACAGAGAATGGGACTAAGTTCGATCCAGGTAGTAAATGTAGAATGTTCCAAATTGGGAAAACACCTAAAAAATAGGCAATGCGTAAGACAAATAACGTTTTAATTAAGGATGTAAATGAGGGAGACTTTATTTTATTTAAAAAACGCCCTTTTAGACCTCAATTTAAATTAAGAGGATCTACTTTGCCAGATATAGGACAGGTTTGGAGGGTATTACAGTTTTTTAGTCCTCCTTGGAACAAAAGAAACGTAAGCTTGATTATTGAAAGAGAGGGAATAGCTATTACAATGTCTTGGAAGGAAATTAAAAAAACAATATATATAAAAAATAACAAATGGGTTTATTAAAGAATATAGCAACTTTAGAAAAAATACAAGAATATTTATCACACACTAACTTTGGCAACCAAAGCTTAGGGCATAATTTAGCATTAAGCTTTATGCCCTCTTCTTTGGGCCCAACACTAGTGGATAAAAGATACACTTTTGAGCTTCGTCATAACCTTTTTGCAGAAAGCAAGAAGTTTGATAAAGTTACTTATGGAGAAATAATCGTAGGGACTGTATTAGAGCTTACAAAAGAGATAAAAACAACTTTGTCTGAAGAAATCAAGACTATGTATACTGAAGTTGGCCTCATAGAGGAAGACAGGTGTACCAAAGAATTAGTTGCAACAGTTTTAGCCAACGCGGTGGCGTTGAGACCGAGCTTTAAGATAGGGAATACTTCCACTAGTTTAAAATTTACGGATAATTTACAAAACTTGTTCAAAGAATTTGGGCCAAAGAATATAGAGTACTTTTTAGAAAAATTAGACAATTACAAACCAACTATTTAAAATTACAATTATGAATTTAAAAGAAATTAAAGACAACATATTATTTATCATGGACAATAACATCGCTTTAGAAAACAAAGGGCTAAAGCCTTATACTGTTTGTTTAGAAGGTGGTCATGGTATTGGTAAAACAGCTATTGTAGAAGAAATTGCTGAAGAAAGAGGTATCAAATTCACTAAGATTAACTTAGGTGCTTTTGAGGAAGTAGGTGATTTAACAGGTTTCCCTATTAAGAAGTATGCTATGTTAACTCCGGAAGGAGAGAACATCTCTGTAGCTGAAGCATCTTTGGATGCACATATTACAGCAGGTTACACATTAGTAGCAGGCTCTGATCCAGTAATGGACTTTGCGATCCCAAGTTGGGTGCCGCAAGAGAAAGATGGGGCGAATCTACTATTATTAGATGATTACAGTAGAGCAAATCCTTTGTTATTACAGTCAACAATGGAGTTATTAGATAAAGGACAATTAGGTACTTGGAAATTACCCAAGAATACTCAAATCATATTGACTTCTAATCCAGATAATGGAGAATATACTGTATCTGCTATGGATAATGCGCAGAAAACAAGGTTTATTACATTCACAGCTGATTTCGATTATAAATTATTAGCTACTCATATGGAACAAGTAGGAGTACGTGATGAATTCATTAACTTTGCTATGCTTTATCCTGAGATGTTTACACCTAATCAGAATAACAACCAAGCAACTGGTAGAACTTTTATGGCCTTTGCGCGTTGTTTAGAGTCTGTACCAGATTTACAAGCGCCGTTAGCTTTAGAAAGAGCTTTAGATATTTCTGCAGGTATATTTGATGACGAGGATAATATTATTGGATCTAACTTTACTTTGTTTATTCATAACAAGTTAGATAAATTAATTACTCCAGAGAAATTAGTGCACGGGAAGTGGAAAGACGTAGTTAAGGATTTAGAGAAAACAATAGGGAACTTAGATAGTACAGACTATAGAGCAGATATTGCTGCGGCAATTACATTTAGGTTGGTGAATTACACTTTGATTGAGTTCGAGAAGAAAGGGACGAATGGGACACCTTTTGTTGATAGAATCTTAGAGATAGTTAACCACGATAAGACTATATTAGCTATGGACTTAGTGTATGCATTAGCAAATAGATTATTTAAGAAGCACGCTACAAGAGTTAGTAAGCTTTTATCAGATGACAAATTTAAAGGAATGTTATTAAGCTAATAATATGGAAGATATAAAGAAGAAAGTAAGCCTGTCTAATGACGGGCTTTCTGCTTATGTGGAGGAGTTTAAAACTTACACATTTAAGGCGTTTATAAAGCCAGTAGTATTGCCAACTGGTGTAACAGTCGACAAGTTCGTATGTGGACCATTAGAGTTACAAGGTAGCGAATATGTGCTAAAAGACGGAATAGAAATGACAGATGTTACTGATTACTTAAACACTTTTTACAAAGTAATCAATAGAAAAAGGATAGTAGACTCTGACAAAGTTTTGTTTTTAAAAAGCTCTGTCTTTCCGAGAACTTCTTTTAATAGATATTCTCAGAAAGCTAAAAGAGTCCAGATACATAAAACAGCAACTAAGTATGTTATAGGTAGTAATAAGCCTAATTTAATACATCAGCACCACCACTGGAATACCCGTTTCTATGCAGAAATGGCCGTTACAGCGGATTATAATTATGGGGAGGTTAAAAATAGTTCTTATGGGCATGATATAAAAACAATCCACCAATTAGAGAGTATTGAAGGACAGCCTTTTTATAACGTTGCTTTAGCTAAACTTAAAAAAGCAGTAGATAAGTATAATAGTAACACTAATGAGTGTGTATTAGATTTTTATGAGGATGTTAACCAAGTTAAGTCTTTACCCAATAAGAAGCATGGGTATACCACTTGTAATGAGAAAGAAAGAGAGGTTCTTGAAATGATACTTAAAGGTACATATCCTATTTCTAAAATAGTGACTGATACTGGTGTTAATGAGTATATAGACGGCTTTAAAACTGTCTTAGATAAAGGTACTTATGGAATGTTATTGACTGCATTAGGAAATGGAGATAGTAACCTTGTTATGGGACTTAAGCTATTAGAGAATATGAGTTTGAGGAATAGTAAACCTTATTTGCATGCTCTAATGTTGGAAAGTTTCAATGCAAATGGTGGTACTATTTCTTATAACAGTGTA